TCAAGATAGTTACGGTATAGGTGTGGATGAAGAAGAAGGTGAATCAATATATAACTTAGTTCCTACCGAATATCCTCATTATAATTTATTAACATTTGAATGGTTAGGTGGTGATGATACTGGAACTATATGGGCAGTAGGGACATGGGGTGAGGTTTATGAAGCTGCAAAAGACCACCAACAAAGTATATGGGATGACATGGGTATGGAAGGTTGGAACCGAGACTTTATCATGAGTTACATCGATGAAGGTGAGATTCAAAGTTATTTGGAAGATATGTATGAGGATGATGTTTCACAAAATCCTGAAGTATACTTTGATGGTGATGATTTACCACTAGCTGATTGGCAAGAATCTGAGATTGAAAAATTGGAAGAGGAATATGAAGGTTTGGAAGAGATTTTCTTAGGTGATGGTTATGAAGAAGATGACCGAGACTCTGCTCAAGAAAGAATGGAAGAGATAGTAGATGAAATTCAAGACATCAAAGATGACCCTCAAGGAGAACCAACCGTAGGTATGATAGACGATATGGTTGAATCTTTAGTAAGTGAAAGAATGTATGATATTCCTGCGACTATGGAAGAGTTAGGGATGAGTATTGAAGATTATATTGATGTTGACCAAATGATTGAAGATTCAATCGATACCGATGGTACAGGCAATACATTAGGAACGTATGACGGTACAGAAAATGAGGCTCAAATAAACGGAACGTGGTATTACGTATATAAAACTGACTAATGGAAAGTTTTTTAATAGAAGGAAGAAGAGAAAAGATTCTTGACCGTTTTTCTGAAAACCCAGAATTACGTGATATTGTTGAAGAGTTTTTAGACCACGAGTTTAATAGAAGAACCAATTACAAATATGTGGATTGGGTGATGAAAAGAAACTTTTATAATGATAATATAATCATTTCTCTCGATAGTATGATTAATTGGCTTGAAAAATTTGATAGAGTAAGAAAAAACTTACAATACAAAGATATTAATCAATACAAGAACGTTCAAGACCTTATTGATACGTTAGAGGTTTATGGTAATACGAAAAGTGAAGAAAAAGGTAAGCTAAGGGCTGATACATTAAAAATATACGAAGATAATGACGTTCTTATCGTTAAACCACTCAGTTCAAAATCTTCTTGTTATTATGGATATGGTACAAGATGGTGTACATCGGCACAGTCAGGTAATAGATTTGACCAATACTTTGGTCAAGGACCACTATATTATTTTATATTTAAAAAGTTAGATAAAGATAATGATTATTATAAAATTGCTGTCCACTATGATGTTATGCAAGATAGAATGACATTATATGATGCAACAGATAAAGTCAACGATAATTTGTTAGGGTTCTTAAAAACAAATCCAGCATTTGATACCATACTCAAAGACATTGAAAAAAACCATAAGTTTGATGAATCTAAAAATCAAAAAACTATGTTAGTTAATCTCTTAAGAAATAATAATTTCAATTTTAAGAAAATAAGAAAATATATACTTTATGGTCAACCAGTTAATATACTTGGAAATAATGACGACCTTGTAATTGCTAAATATGGTAATAAAGATATTATTATTAAACCAAGTGAAGATGGTGAAGAAATAATATTTTACTCGTCCAAAAGTAATATTTTAGATAAAAGACCCACATATGAAATGGTAGAATATCTTGATGACAATTCAGACCCATATAATATAAATCATTTATTAAGTAAGAATACTGTACACACTAATTATAAAGTTATTAGAGATTTATTTAATTTCTTTATTAGTCAATTACATGAAGAATTGAATGTAGGTCAAGAAGAAGTTACATATTGGAGTCCAGTAAACAGTCACTCTAACTATAGATTTGAAAGTACTAATCCTGAAAACGCCTATATTAAATTCTTAAACTACACAATAGAAAAAGAAAATGCGGGAGAACCTGCAGACAAAAAAGATTTCTTATTAAATGTTTTAAACAAAGACCCTGAAGAGGTGAACTTCTCAGGATACTTTTCAACTATGTTCAGTTCCATGAAAGATGCTGGGTTGGTAACTATTTACAGAGCCAAAGAAAGACCTTATTTTAGGTACAAGATTGGTCCCAACTATCAAGCATGGAAGGAAGGTAAATTGAAACGTATATGAGATTGAAAACAGACTGGTTACTACAAGAACCTATAGATTTAGAACACAAACAATATATCATTTTAGATTATATTTCTAAAGTTAACGAAGACTTGGCGGATTTTAAATTATATCCATCATTTCAAGAGTTAGCGTTACATGTTGCTAGTATAAATAGAATAAAAGAAAATGGTCAGTATATTACGTTAAATAGGGAACCTCAAGACCCTGATGACGAGATTTTGATTACTGATTTAGATTATCATAAAATATATGGTTCAGAAGAAAACTTAAAAGAAGTTTTAAATATTGTTGACTATTCGTTAGATAAATTAACTGAACTATTTTTGGTTGCTAAATCTATATGGACATTACTGTATGACAATGTAAGTATTAAAATTGTACATAACAGTCCATCAGATACTAAACATAAACCAGGAAAAGGATTCTTCTATTTAATATATGATGAAGAACTTTATATCTACCAATACCAATTTACAAAATTGAAAAAGAATAATCCTGAAAATAAGTGTGAGGTCGAATTAATCTATCAGGGTGAAGTTATTGATGTAACAAATATTGACGAGTTAATATCTTTAATTAAACAAAACCATAGATTGCGTTGGCCATCTATTATAGATATTGATAACTATGAATATATAGACAATGTTCTCCCAATCTTTAGAGTAAGGTATGAACAAAAGTTTCCTTTGGAGGGTGCAACTTTAACAATTGCCAAACGTAAGGTTATGAATTACATATTTCAAACGATTAAAATTTCTGAATTTAAAGATGATTAACTCAAAAGATAGAATTATGGCTTCAACTATTAATAAAATTGATTTATATTATTTGTATGAAATAATTAAATCAACTCCAAATGATATGGAGCTTGGTTGTAAAATAAGACTATACGTTAATGAGTGTGAAAAAACCAGATAATGTCGCTTGGGACGAAAAAAACCAAACTTATAATGCGAGTATATTACCGTATGGTACCAACGTATCTGCACCAGCAATTGTATTAGATGATGTTGGGGCATTTAAAGAACGTGGTGTAAACAAAGTCCAAAAAACTTTTTCAGCAAAATATAAAGAACTGGTCGATGAATATAATTTCTTGGTTGATGAGGTAAAACTCAACAACATGATTTATAATTCAAACTATTCTTTTGAGCCAGTTATCGGTGAAATATATCATCTATATATTAGACCTAACGGTGATTATTTCTTATCATTAGTATCACCACAAGAATGGAATATGGAACACGTGGTATCAGTTAGATTAAATTCAGAACACAAATGGGTTTCAATAAGAGAATAGTAACAAAAGAAAGTATTCTAATTACCGAAGAGGATAGATTAGATACGTTGTTCAATGCAGATGCATTGATTATGGATAATTGGGCGAGTAAGTTTATTAGTATGTACGAGTCTGGTCAAACTAAAGAAGAGATAATCAAAATCTTAGAAGATGAGTCTACAGAATCCTAAAGATGTTAATGTAACAGACAACACCGTATCGGTATTGTTGATGGGAGGGTTAGGTAATATGTTGTTTCAAGCGGCAACACTTATGGTCTATGCTAAAGAAATGGGGTACGACCCCTTAATTGGTTATTGGACCACTCATCAATCTGAGAGTTCAAGATGGAACGAACACTTAAATAGAAACAGTAGGAATATTCATTTTGACCCGTGGGGTGGGCACATTCTTAAAGACCCACACATATCTTTTGGTGATGTATATCCTAACTTACCATGGTTCGACAGTAGACCAAACGCTTTTGATTGGTGGTTCGACCAAAGTTTGGCGTGGGATGTTGACACGGGTGAGAGTGGTATCTATTATGACTTAAAACAAAAGGTAAAACCACCATATCTATTTCAAGGGTATTTCTTTAACAAATTATATTGGCATCACGAGAGGGATTATATTTTAGATTTGTTTACACCTGATGAGAATATAACCAACTATATCAACTATCATTATGGTGAGTTATTTGATAAAAGTATTTCACTACACTTAAGAATGGGTGGAGGTCGTCAAGATTTTTTGGTACCAGTTCAAATACCTGATGAGTGGGTAAGAGGTATATTGGATGAACACAGTGATGGATATAGGGTCTTGGTGTTTTCAGATAATATAGAAAAAGCAAAATATTTCATTGATGAACTTGGTTATCCTAAACAAAAATTTGTATTTATCGATGAAGACCCTTATATTGCGGTTCATATGATGAGTATGTGTGATATGCATATCCTTTCCAATTCAACATTATCGTTTTGGGGTGCATATCTTGACAGAAAGCAGGAAAATGAGTATACTTTTATTCACGAAACTTTCTTTGAGAAACATCCTCACAGTATGATACCTTATGAAAGTTGGAAAATTAGTTCTTAAAAAAAAATATATGTCAGTATCAAAAGAAACCATGAAAAAAATCGAAGGTAAACTTCGTAGACCTGTTCACATTGCATACATTGCTCGTTACATCGTAAAATTACCCGTTGATGAAACTCGTGAATTACTTCAACAGTTAATTAAATCAGACATAATTGAGGAAAGTGGTTATGCTAGAGATTTTTATGTCTTAAAAAGTCAAAGTTAAATGAGTAAAGAAATGGTAAATCATCCTGACCACTACGGTGGTGAGGGAAATCCGTATGAGGTTATTAAAATTGCTGAGGCGACAGGTTTGGACCAAGACGCTTACCTGTTCAATGTATTAAAATATATTGTTAGAAGTGGAAAGAAAGAAGGTAATCCACCTTTACAAGATTTGAAAAAAGCCTTATTTTATTTGGACCGAAGAATAAAAGTAATTGAAAAGAATGGAGAGAAATAAAATACATAATGGTGACAGTAGAAAGTTAATGTCACAAATGGATGAAAAGTCCGTGGACTTAATTGTTACCAGTCCTCCTTATGGTGTGGGTATCGATTATGATAGTTGGGATGACGATAAACACATTGCGGAATATTGGCAGTTCACACGTGAATGGCTCAGAGAAGCGTATAGAGTGTTGAAAGACGATGGTCGTATCGCATTGAACATTCCTTATGAAATCAATCGACAAGCAAAGGGTGGTAGAATTTATTTCTCCGCTGAGGTTTGGATGATTATGAAAGAAATTGGATTTGGTTTCTTTGGTATTGTTGACTTGGAAGAGAGTTCACCTCACCGTAGTAAGACCACAGCGTGGGGAAGTTGGATGAGTCCATCATCACCATACATCTACAATCCAAAGGAGTGTGTAATCTTGGCATATAAGAAGAAACACAAAAAGGATGTTAAGGGAACACCTCAATGGGAAGGTGAATACCAGATGGTTCCAAATGAAAAGATTGAGGGTGAGTTCAGAAAGAAGTTGGTGTATGATGAGAAGGATAAGAAAGATTTCATGTCTTTGGTATTTGGACAATGGAACTACTTTGCCGATACGCAACAAAAAACTAAGGCGACATTCTCAATGGACATTCCATACAGAGCAATAAAGATTCTTTCTTATAAAGAAGATGTTGTAATGGACCCATTTAATGGTTCAGGAACTACGTGTTTGGCGGCAGAGATGTTAGGTAGACCATGGATAGGTTTGGATATTAGTAAAAACTATTGTGAGGTTGCAAGAGAAAGAATTAAAGAATACCAACTAAATCAACAACAATTGGAACTAGTACTAAATGAACATACAAGAAATTAAGGTTATTGATAGAGATACAATATTCATCACTACCACTAATAACCATGTGACTAAGATTAAAAGAGATGAACTTACGGTTCCTGAAAAGACATGGCTTGATAACATATTGGCCTGTTCAGTATCTTTAATAAATCAAACCTCTCAGAAATGAGGGGTTTTTTCTTATTATGGATATTTATAAATAAAACTTTTTATGTCACGTTTAATAATATCAGAAAACGATAGGAAACATATTAAATCACTCTATAACATTTTAAATGAAGATGCAAAAAGTATTGCTAAAAACATTTATGATGCGTCTTCAGGTGTGGGAACTGATGAAGATAAGTTTTTAAAAGCGGTTTTAGAAATAGATACTTTAGAAACTTTTAAAGAAGTTGATAGAATCCTAAAGACTTTTGATTATGGTGGTGGATTCTACGACTATGTGGAAGGTGAGTTAGGAATGTTAGATGAAGAGTTAATTAATAAAATTAAAAATCACGTTAAAAACTTAAAATCAAAGTTTTTAGATGGTACAAAATTAAGGGCATCTCAAGAATTTTGGGACCACATTAAAGTCGATGAAGGTTTCTCCCTTAAGGCGTACGCATTAGATGATGATAATATAACTATGGGATGGGGACATGCTGAACCTATTTCCACTTCTAAATATAGAGTTGGTGATACGATAACAATGCCAGACGCTGAAAAGTACCTAAGAGAAGATGCCACTGTAGCGGCTGATTGTGTGAGAAGATTTTTGGGGGAGTGGAAAGAACAAGGACTTAATAGTTATATGATTTCTCAGAGTATGTTTAATGTGTTAGTGTCGATAGCATTTAATGCAGGATGTGGAGGACTTCGGAATTCTGATTTTATTAAATTAGTTAAAATAGGTAAATTTAAAGAAGCTGCGGACATGTTACCAAACGATAAAAAAATGTGGCCTGAAAATCCTGATTTAGTTCAGGGTGTAAAAAACAGGAGAACAGAAGAAGCTAAAAGATTTAGAAAAGAATTATAATATGAAAAAAATATTAAAAGAATCAGGATTAAGGAATATCAAAGCATTAGCTGAAAGATATCCAAAGGCTAAGATTTATTTCCATCAGGATTTAGATGGTGTTACAACGGCTTTAGCTATGAAGAATTATTTGGAAGATAACGGAATCAAAGTAGTTGATTCTGAAATCATTCAATATGGTGATAAAGAATTTGCTGTGAAGAAACAAGATGCTGAAGGTGATACAATGCCAGTCTTAGTTGACTTTGCTCATGGTAAGCCGATGTTCGTGGTTCATACAGACCACCATGATAGTCAGACAGGTGTTGAAGGTGATACGGCTACTTCATTTAGACCGTCTCGTTCAAATGTAGCAACACTATCACAAATAATGTCACCAAAGGAGATATTTCCATCGGATGATATTACTTTAATTTCTACTGTTGATTCTGCGGACTTCGCAAGGTTTGGTCTTACTCCTGATGATATTATGAATTTCGTATTTAAACTACAAAAAGATAAATCATTACAGAAAAATAAAATGGCCTTAGGTTTGGCAACCAACAAATTAATGTTGGCGTATAAGAACAAACCTGGTTTTATGGAAGAGTTGGTGATGACATCGAGACCATCACTATTAAACATTTTCCAAAACATTAATAGAATTGCAGCAAAGAACGGTTATGCTCTTCCTGAGGAAATGTCACTAAACCAAAAAGATTATGTTGCAAAACAAAAAGAAAGTGAGAAGGTAAGAGTAGAGGACGGTATCATCGTACAATATGGTGGAGGTTCAATGTTCAAACCAGGTTCTTACGACCGATATACACCATT